GGAACTTTGGGAGGCAAAGTCATCGGTTGCGAAAGCAGCCGGTGGCGAATACCTTAACCAACAGTTTGGCTGGGCTCCACTTGTCGCGGATGTGCGTGGTGCAGCATACGCCGCCGCAAATGCCCATAGGCTTCTTGAAGCCTATAAGGCAAATTCGGGCAAAGTGGTGAGACGAAGGTATGAATTTCCGATAGAGAGAACTCGAAGTGTCGTTGATCTTGGTCCGGCCGACGCTGCTGTGTACTTCAATGCGCCGTTCGTTACCGGGATCTTCGACCTTACGAAACCACAGCCACATCTCCTAAAGGAGACCTCGTTTTATCGTAAAACGTGGTTCTCTGGAGCGTTTACGTACCATCTGCCTGTGGGGTACAACTCCCACAATGCAGTGATACGTGCTGGAGCTAGAGCGGGCCCTTTGTTGGGGCTCGAGCTAACTCCTGACACTCTCTGGAATGCTGCGCCGTGGACCTGGGCCATCGATTGGGTATCCAATGCGGGAGATGTCGTTTCGAATCTCTCAGATTGGGCCACCGATGGTTTGACGTTAAAGTGGGGTTATCTCATGGAACATACTGTTTCAGAGATTACCTTCGCTTTGGATAGACCGGCCCGCGTACATAAAAACTACGGAGGCCCTATATCCGTCCCTGTTGCGTCGATTCGGGTCGAACTGAAAAGACGTATCAAGGCAACGCCATTCGGTTTCGGGTTGAGTTGGAATTCCTTCTCACCCCGCCAGTTGGCTATAGCGGCCGCACTTGGTTTGACCAAGCTCGGGCGCTGACAGTCCGTAATTAGTCTCTCGCCAAAGGGGCTTGAGACTCAACCTCGAGTCCTAGGAGTGATGCTTCATGGCTTTTGCCGATCCTCAAACTGTCACAATCTCTGGTGTGACAATCCCGCTGCCCCGTGTTTCGACACAGGGTGACGAGACCATCTACCAGAGTGCTGACAGTCTTACCCAGATGCTTGCTTCCCATGATCAAGGGAAGCGGAACAGGCATCTGCTGAGGTTGAATGCTTCGAAGGTTACTTCGGATCCGTTTAGGCCGACAGAGAACGTTGAAGTGTCGATGTCTTGTTACATCGTCTTCGACGTTCCCATCGCCGGCTATACGAATGCCGAGCAACTCGCTGTGTACACTGGCTTCAAAACCCAGTTCACAGCCACTTCGGACCTACTCATCACCAAACTACTGGCTGGTGAGTCGTAACAGACCCGACGCTCGCGTACAGTTCGCTTTTCGCCCTAAACAGGTGAATGGCGATCCTGTAGTCGAACGTTGGTGGGCTGAGCAGGACGTCGACGATGGCGCCGTTGTTATCAATCTCAAGCTTGGATGGAAGTCCATGCTTGTTATTGCAACTCTGGCTACCCACGTTGGCTTCCAAATGATTGCGCCCATTGAAGGCATAGTACATGCCTTTGGTGATGCGTTTTCAGTTGGTTAATCCTGCTCACCGTCAGTTTGATCACTGACATCTGTGCATTCGGTGACGTCGTAGTTACCAATTAACCGGAGGGGAGCTCCCTGACGGGAGTTCCCCTCAATGGCCAAAGGTAAAGGAGGTCTTAACTTGCTTAATGCAAGCTGGGTCTCCTGATTGACGTCATCAGCTGAGCCATGAGGCTAAGGATGGGTTACCCTATATGAAAGGGGTCCATGAAAAGCCTGATGTCACTCTGGTCCCAGGTAGCGGAGGAATCCGCTACCTACTGCCGCACTAGCGCCACCTCTGACATTAATACTGTCAAGAGGAGGTTCGAAGATGAGGGGTTATCGTTTTTGACGATAACCCTACCCGATCTCGGCAAGTC